AAAGCCACCTGATGGTAAACTTGTCCATGTCATTGTGCCATCGCCATCAGATGCAAGATATTGTCCAGAAGTACCATTTCCTGGAACATTTAATTCAGCAGCACCAACAGAGTTATCTGTAATTGTTGCAGCATCAACTGTTGATAGCGTAGCTAATGAACCAAGACCTAATGATGTTCTTGCGGTAGAACCTGATTCTGCTACCCATGTAGAACCATTACCTACAATAAAGTTATTATCAGTTTTTGCTAAACCACCTAATGCTGTAAGGTCAGCATCATATGCCTGTACAGTTGAACCAATATCACTATCTACAACTACATTTGAGCCACCATTCTGTAAAGTGCCTGTAAAGTTAGCAGTCACATCATCATATTTAGCTGTGTCAGCATCATAACCTTGAACAGTAACGCCTATATCTGTGTCAACAACAACATTAGAGCCACCGTTTTGAAGTGTGCCTGTGAAATTAGCAGTAGTATCGTCATACTTTGCTGTGTCTGCATCGTATGCCTGAACTGTAGAACCAATGTCAGTATCTACGACAACATTACTACCACCATTTTGTAATGTGCCAGTAAAGTTTGCTGTTGTATCATCATACTTTGCTGTATCAGCATCATATGCTTGTAATAATGTGCCAATGTCATCTTGGTTTAATGATTTTTCTGCTGGATATGTACAGAATACATTACTTGTTCCTGCTAATGTAATAGCTGCACCTGCATTGCTAGATTCTAAAATAGTATCTCTAGATAATGTAGCACCTGATGCTGTATATGTTCCAACACCTACTTCCCAATCATTACCTGATACCACTGCATAGTGTGTAGTATTGCCATCACCTATTACAGAAAATGATTGAAAGCCTGTTACCGCACCACCAAGCGTAATAGTACCTGTGCCTGTTGTCGTGGTGGTTTCTCTAACTCTGTCTTTAACAACTAATGCCATGATTTATCCTTACGCTAATGTAACTGATAGGTTACCTGATTCTATTTTAAATATGTCGCCACTATCGATAGTTTTTGATGTGTCTAAAGGTGTGTGGAATAATAAGTTACCACTTGTAGAAGCATCATGTATGCCTATGTGCGTGATTGTACCCCAAGAAGCTGTTGCAGTAGGGAATGTACAGTCAGCATTGCTTGTTGATACACCATTAGATGGAGCACCAAATGTTACCGATGTTCTTGCATATGAACCGCCTGATACTTCTGTACCTGTGTCAGCATCTGTTGGATCTGTAGTGTATAAAGATACATATACTGTTGCTGGTGATGTATATGTTGTGTTTCTTAATACTGCGTTGATTAACGCATTTTCTAAATAATTACTAAATTCAGCCATAATTGTTTCCTTATGAAGTTGTTACGTTGAGAGTTGCACTAGAGAATGTTGCTCCCTTGTCATTTTCTCTAATATTTGCGATTGCTCTGTCATACATAGACGACCATACTGCGATTCTTTCATCATTCATTAAGTATGGTTGTGCTTCTGCTAGAGTTGCATAGAGTAAAGCATCAGGGAAATATGCTAAATAAACATTACTTGCTGTTGATGTGCTTATAAAGTCAGGTTTAGCATAATATAGTATTTGAACTGTTTGTGTTCCATCAGGAACTGGTGCAAATTGAAACTCAGCACCTAACATTGTAAAGTTTGTTGGCACGCCTGATTCACTTGTCTTACCATTTCTAAAAAATTTATCTGGTGTTTGAAATTCTAATGTGTATACAGGATTGCCTTCAATATGTATCTCTCTTAATTCAAGAAAGTCTGCTGGAAATCCAATGGTTGCATCTCCACCTGTTGTGGTTGCAGTAGATACTTTTAACATCTCTTGCACTCTTAAATCTCTTGAGAGACGTTCTTGAGCAAGTTCAATAAAGTCAGGGATAACTGACGTTAAGTCTGAACGAGCAAGATAATTCTCTACTGTCGTCACGAATGACGTATAGTTAGTAAATGCCATTTAGGAATCCTTATTTGTGTTTTACGAATACAATGTAACCATTATCCATAGCAACTTCTCTAACCATGTCGAATCTTTCTTTTATCTTTGGTTGCCACCAGGTATAAGGTTGTTGTATCAGATGTGCATTTCTGCCATCTGGAAGTGTTTTTACTGCTGGGCCTGTGTGAATGGTAAATAGCCCATATTTAATAACGACTCGTTGTAGGTCATCGAGTACATTATCTAGTAACTCTGGTTCTATGTGCTCTAGAACGTCTATACAAGTTACAAATTCGCATGGTTCAGGTGATTCATCATAATCAGGATTACTAGGCTCATACGCTGTGTAATTAACTTCTGATTTAATGCTGTCTCGTAGTCTTAACTTGCCTGCACCATAGTCTAATAAGTCTGTTATTTTGAACTGTGTAATAATGTCATCAACAATAGGAGCAAAGTAAGTAGATGCAATCCCATAGTTAGGGTTCTCATGCAGTTTAGCCTGCATTTCCCTGTATTCTTCAGATATTAACTGACTCAATGACTTCTTTCCATGTTTTGTCTTGTTGATACTTGAGTGTCATATGTCTATACCAAGGCATGCTAGGCTGTGCATAACGCCACTGGTGATGTTTTGGTACTAAACAGATAGTCTTAACACCTAATGCTGCTGAACAGTGCTGTGCGGTCGTATTTACACCGATAACAGCATCTAATTCTGCTATTAATGCTGCGGTATCATCGTAATCATTTGATTGTGTTGCAAATGGAAAGTATTTAACACCTTCTATATGCTTATCTTTGTAATCTAATGATACTAATACAATATCATCACGTTTAAGTAATGGTTCTAAATCTTCTTGTGTTAATTCACGGCCTTTTTCATTAGTTCTTTTACCACCACCATGAGTTGTAATACCAATGACTTTTTTACCCCAAGAGTCAAATAATGATCTCCACATTGTTCTACGCTCTGGATCTGCTTTTAAATATGTTTCTCTTGGAAAGTCTTTACTATCTAATCTAAAGAACTCTGGTAGTCCACCGATACCACAACGGTGATCAAACTTCTTATCTGCTAACCATTCTGGATGCTCTTCCAGTCTCGTACCATGTACTTCCGCCTCAGGGAAGCTCCGTCTAAATAAGCTTTCGAGTTTTGGGTCACAGTCGATGTAGACCTTACGACTAATAGCGATAGCATCAGGTAAACAATTACCATAAAATATCTCATCGCCTAAACCCTGTTCTCCATAAATAATTATATCTTTGCCTGCTTGGCCTTCCCATCGTGATTCATCACCATAGTGCCATTCTTTTCTAAATTTACTGCCTAGTGATAAACCCCATTGCTTCCAACCATCTTCCCATTGTCCTTGAGCAAGATAGGCATGTGCTAAGTTCATCTGTGCATTTTGATCGTTAGGATCAGCTTCTAATGCAAGCTTACATACATCCTCTGCGTTCTTCCATTCTGATAACTGGATAAAACTTGCAGCTGCATTACTATAAGCTAATGCATATGATGGATCTATTTCTGCTGATTTAAGAAAGTATTTAACAGCATCTTCAAACATATCTAACTCATGGCATGCTCTGCCTAATGAAGTCCATAATGCTTTGTTGCCTGGACTCTCTTGTAATGCACGTCTAAAATATTGATAAGCAAATGCTGGCTGATCACCCATTAAATGAATGTAACCCATAAAGTTAAGAGTTGCATCATCGTTAGGATAATGTTCTAGCACTGTATGAATTAATGGTAATGCAGAAGAGTAATCTTCACGATTAATTAAATCATGTATTGCTAGTTGTATTTGTTTTAATTCGTTTCTATCCATGATTCTTTGTTGTTGTTTTTAACCAAGGATAGTTTGTATTTATTTCTTTGAGTAATTCTTTTGTTTGGTCTTTATTATAGATATCTATGCCTTTAGCTTTTAACTGCATTTCTATAATAGGTGGGATACTTGCATAATGTACCCAAGACTCTTTAACACCCTTATTCCATATGTCAGGGTTGTTTCTAGCTTGTTTTAGTTTTTCAATTAGTGAATCAGTTTCTTGAACACTATGTATTAAATGTTCATCAGTAGTAGGATCGTAATCGTAATACTGTGTAATTCCTGTTATTGGATCTTTGTCAAAAAATATAGCCATAATAAAAAAGAGGGTAGTTGCCTACCCCCTTATTTTACATCAATGTTGATTAAGCACCAACACCTTGTACTTTAGCATGAGCATCTGGGTTATTAACCACTAATGCATATTCTGCTGTCATTAAGTACTTAGTAGAGTCACCAGTTTTAGCTAGTTCTTCTTTTGTGATTGGACGTAATGATGCTACACCAACATATTGTGGGTCTAAGCATAATACTGCTTCATCACGCATATATCTGTCTAATTTAACAGTATGGTTACCGTAGTCAGAAACATACACATCAGCAGCTGCTGTAATGATTGCTTCGTCTGTACCGTTTACCATGTGACGTTTCTCTGCAATACCTGCAAATGCTGAGAAAAGTTTTTTGTTAGCTGAAGACATTAGGATTGTTGTTGGCTCACCACCATCTAACCATGCTAATTCTAAAGCTGATTTAAGATCTGCTTCAACAAAAGTACCTGCTGTACCGTCTGTTGGAGCTGCAACTGAACCAGCAGAAAAGCCTGGAGTTGTTGCTGTAGATGCTGCAGCAGATTTAACGCTGTTGCCAGAAATCCATGACTCGATACCAGCTGATGATCTAGCTGTACCTGCACCACCTGCTGATGATGCTTGGTTACGCACTAATGCGAATTCCATGTCACGTTTAAGTTCTTTACCAGCTTTCATTAACTGATAAGCAACTTCTGATTTACGACCATACTTTTTAACTACATCAAATGTATTAGAAATTTGCACAGTTTTACGAGAAATCTGTGTGTAGTTACCTAATACTGTTGTTGCTGCTAATGTACCATAAGAAGCATCGTCACCTTCTAATTGACGGTTAGCCGCTGCTGCTGCTAAGACATCGGTCTGCCATTGGTGGTAGGTTTGACCAGCAGTAGATTTTTTAGCCATTGATAACAATGGTGTTTCTTCTGGAGAGATATCATAAATAATATCTTCAAAATCTTCTGCAATACCTGCACCAGTATAACTATTGGTTGCTGAAACTGCCATAATAATTTACCTCTATATCAAATTTTCTATTAATTTAGAAGCCACTTCAGCTTTTCCAGTTCTACGTAATTGTTCACGCATTTTTTTGGAAGCTGCTGTTGACTTCACCTTAGGGTCTTTTGAACCTGGTTTCACTACAGGCTTGGCACTAGCGACCTTTTTCTTCGTTACCGAGTTTTTAGATTTAAGCTTTCGCCATTGCATCGCATCGTGCAGCACTCTAACGTGACGAGGATCAATAATTGCATTAAGTTCATTATCAGTAAATCCATATTCTTTACCAACAGAAACAATTTCCTGGGTAGTCTCTGGACTCCAGTTCGGTATTTCTTTGGCAAGCTGGTCTCTACCTTTTTGCACCTTATCTGCAACTATCTGCTGCTGTTGGGCCAATGCGTTTTGCCTTTTGGCTTCAAACTGTGAAACAGCGTTACTGCGTTCTTGCTGTAACTGATTGTATTGGAAGAAAAGCTTTTGTGCCTCTACCACATCACTATCAGACAATTTCTGCCAGTCCACGTTCTGATACTGAGCTAATTGTTGGTCTAGTGAAGTGATTTTCGCTACATCTTCAACGAGTTCACCACTTAGTTGAGCACCTTGTTGGAGTTCAATCTGTTGAGCTTGTATCTGCTCTTGAATTGCTTCTAACTCCTTACGCTGTTCAGCTACTTGCTGAGTCTTTTGAGTGTAGTCAAGTCCTTGTTGGGCTAATGCCACGATTTCGTCAAGTGGTTTCTCGATTTCTTCACCGTTCACTTTGATTTTGACATTCTGAATAGGTTGCTCTTCGGAGTCCTCTTCATCAACATCATCTTCTAGTTCTGGTTCTTCATCTGCGGAATCTTCTACTTCTTCAACGTCAGTAGGTTCTTCTGCTTCGGCTTCCACCTCTACAGTTTCTTCTTCCTCAACCTCTTGTGGTTCTTCAAGATTGATTTGCTCTTCTTGAATATCACCAAGCATCGCTTCTAAGCGACTCTGTGGCGACTGTTCTACGACTTGGTCGACCATATTATTTCCTTTTAGTGGTTAATAAACTTATTTCAGGTCATTAACTTGTATTTGGGCCATCTTACCTGTTTGCATGACCTCAGTTAATGCTCTTTGAATTTGGTTTAGTGTTTGCAGTGCGATAACCAAGCGATTGTGAGTAACGTCATCGCTCAAAGGACTGGCTTGCATTGCTTCTATAATGTTGTTTCTAACATGAGTGAAGGCTTCTTGGTATACTTCGCTATCTAATACCTTTTGAGCTTGTTCACCCTTCTTAATTTCTTCTAGTGTCTTATCTACCATATTGTGCTTTTATCTCCGCAATAGCTAAATCTGTTTCTGCTTTTAACTGAGCTTTAAATTTCTCTAGTTCAGCTTGTGCAGAAATCTTCTCACGTTCTATTGTAACATCATTTTCTGAACGTGCCTGCTCTTGCTGTAGATTAGCTTGAGCTTTAGCTTGTGCGATTTGTAAGTCACCTTGGTTTTTCTCACGCTCAATTGCTAACTGACCTTGGATCAATTGCTCTTGAGGGTTAGGCATTTTCTGTGCACCTTGTGGGTTGTTTGTTGGATCTACCCAGAATTCATCAGGGTTCTTAAATCCTGCGTTCTGAGTTAATTTAGCTAACGCATTATAGATTTTGTCTTTAGATGTTAGCCCAACTTGTAATGCTTTCTCTTGTAATTGTAAGATAGCATTTAAGTGCATTAATTGCTGATCTTTGTTGCCTGATCCTAATCCAACAGAGATAGATAAGTCTTTACGTTTCTTCCATTCTCTTGGATCAATCTCTACCCATTTGTTTCTTAATCTTACAATATCAGGTTTAGTAACGTTCTTTCTTACTAATCTATGCACAAGTAAGAATAAATCTTTAACACCTGTTTCTGCAAATGTTCTAGCTACTAACTCAAGTCTTTGTTGAGCAGCTGACATGATTTGTTGTACACCAGTTGCAGTTTTATTTAGTGAGTCAGAATCTAAACCTTGATTATATGCAGTAATACCTGTTCTTTTTTCCTTCATGTCGTCCATGTATTCCACCATCTGGAATGATGTTGGAGGGAATGGAGCATGCATTAATGGCTGGATAGCAGCACCTGGCTCACCATTAACACGAACAATACCGCCTGGTCTTGATGTCAGCATGTCATCTAGATTAACTCTGTCAGAGATAGCGTAACGACCATTATTAGATAAGTACATGTTATCTAATTGACCACGAATAAGAGTAGACTTAATCATTTGAATGTCTTTGGTTAAGTCTGTGTAGGAGCGACCAACGTGTCTATGTGGCATGAGCATA